TTTGAATAGCCGTGCAACGTGGTGTTTTCGCAAATTGCAATCATGTAAGCTGCGGGATGGAAGCCATCACGTTGCACCCCTTAACTTCCAAGGAGAAGATATGTCAGAACAACAATGGCCAGCCGATAAAGTCGAGCGCCGTAAGGTCGCAGAGCTTATTCCATACGCACGTAACAGCAGAACTCACAGTGACGAGCAGGTTGGACAAATCGCTGCCTCGATCAAAGAATGGGGCTGGACCGTTCCAGTTTTGATTGATCCTGAAGGTGTGCTGATCGCAGGTCACGGTCGTATTCTTGCCGCACAGAAACTAGGTATTTCTGACGTGCCGTGCATGGTCGCCGATGGGTGGTCCGACGCGCAGAAAAAGGCTTACGTTGTCGCAGACAACAAGCTCGCGCTCAACGCGGGTTGGGATGATGAGATGCTGAAGCTAGAACTGACAGAGCTTGGCGATTTGAAGTTTGACCTTGAACTGACAGGTTTCAGCATTGAAGAAATGGCTGGCTTATTTGATGAGCCTCCAGAGGAGAAGTATGCAGACGGCGAAGCGGGCAGCATGGCTGCCCAATATGGGGTGCCGCCGTTTAGCGTGCTAGATACTCGTCAAGGTGCTTGGACAGAACGAAAACGTGCTTGGCGTGAAAAAATTGGAGACAATGGAGAAAGCCGAGAAAATACGCTGGGTTCTGATGGCGGAATGATTGCCGCAATGAATAATGGGGTTAGCTTGCTTGACCCTACGCTTGCTGAGATTTGCGTGTCTTGGTTTGGAATGGCGGGCGGCGTAGCATTTGACCCGTTCGCAGGTGACACAGTTTTTGGCTTCGTGGCGGGTTCGCTTGGCATGGAATTTTATGGAATTGAATTGCGAAAGGAGCAGGCCGATCTCAATCAGACGCGCTGCACAGCGGCGGAACTTAATTGCGTGTATTATTGCGACACAAGCGAGAATATGGATGCTCATATATCTGATGCCTCAGTCGACTTGGTGTTTACTTGTCCGCCATACGCGGACTTAGAAGTCTACAGTGACGACCCGCGCGACCTTTCTACGATGTCGCACAGTGATTTTTTTCAAGTGTATAAAGGCATAATGCAAAAGACATTCTCCAAGCTCAAAGATGATAGGTTTGCTGTTGTTGTTATGGGTGAAGTTCGAGGACGGACGGGCGCTTACATTGGCACGATACCCAAGACCATTCAGATCATGGAGGAAGCAGGATATCAGTTTTACAACGAACTTGTGTTGATAAATAGCGCGGGGACGCTGCCCTTGAGGGCTGGAAAGTCTATGAAGGCAACGCGAAAGATCGGAAAGATGCACCAAAATATTCTAGTGTTTCTGAAGGGTGACGCTAAAAAGGCCACGAAAGCACTTGGAAAAATATCTTTGGATTTTGGAGACGAAGATGCAGATAACGGGTAAGCACGTAACGGCTGACATATGGCTCAACGAGTATATGATGGACGCGGCAGCGGTTATGAATCTTGTGCGGGACGCGCTTAAATGCAGCAAAATGACAATTCTAGGTTCTACGGTCCATGACTTTGGCGGGGGCGCGTTCACGGGAGTTTGGTTACTAGCTGAAAGCCACTTCAGCATCCACACGTTTCCAGAAAGAAACTATGTGAGCGTTGATTGCTATACATGCGGAAGCGAGGGCGACCCCTTGGCGTGCTTAACCCATTTCGCCAAGGGGCTTGATGTCGCAAACATCAAAATGCGCGTCATGCAACGAGGTGTTTAATTGGCGTTAAGCGTTGCAAATGTGGGCGCTGTTGCCCAAATCGGTTACGGCGTAAATCATTGTTCGCCCGTCGCCGTAGGTCTGCGCTTCGGCTTCAGCTTGCTCTTTCGTTCCGTGGCTTGTGCGGATACGATTCCGCCCGAACCCTCGAACGGCGGTAAACGAAACGGCATTGTCGAGGCAAAAAGTCTCATGAGGGTTTTTCATTGATTTATTCCTTGTTCTATATGGGCGCAGGCAAGCGCAACGGTCAGGGGAATCGGTTTGCGCGCAAGGGCATAGGCGGTGCCGCTGTTGGGCGCTATTCCAATGCGGCGGCACAGCTCGCTACGGCTAATGCAAAGGCGCTGGTGGAGGGCAATGAACTCAAGAGATGTCATGCCCAGCCCTCCAACCAAACGCCACCAAGGTCGGCAAAATGCTTGAATGTTGTTTGGTGCGTGCGTGCAGGCCAAGAAGGTTTTCGCGCTGTGATATTTACATATGCCATCTCACTACGCATGGTCTTTGCAACACGTTCAATTTGTTCGGCTTGATCGTGGCCTTCACATTCTACAACGTATTTGAATTTGCGCTTCGAAGCACAGCCCCAGCCGCTCATAAAATTGTCGGTCATTGTAACATAAATAGTCATTTTTTATTTTCCTTTTCCATAAGGCACCCATCCCATATTTGCGAGGAAGGTGCAACACTTGATCGCAAATTTGCGAAACAAACACAAAGGCGAATTAAATGACAAGAGGACGTAAGCCGAAGCCGACTGCTATGAAGGTCGTGACGGGCAACGCAGGCCGCAGGCCACTGCCAAAAAACGAGCCTGCGCCCGTAACGGTTATGGGCCACTTGCCAGAACCGCCAGACCACCTTGATGGCTACGCTATGGCCGAGTGGCACCACATTTGTGGAGCATTGTTTCGCTGCGGTATCTTGACCGAAATAGATGGTCGCGGGCTTGCGATGTATTGCCAAGCCTATGGGCGGTGGCAAAAAGCCGAAGAAGCAATTCAGGCGATGGCAGAAAAAAGTCCAGCAAGCGGCGGTCTGATTATCAAAACCAGCAACGGGAATATCGTTCAAAACCCAATGGTAGGAACTGCCAACACGGCAATGCGGGATGCGATGAAATACGCCGCTGAATATGGTTTGACGCCATCCAGCCGCGTTCGCCTTGGTGTGGATGCTGACAAGGCGAACGAAAAAGACCCATCAGCGAGGTTCTTCCAGTGACCCACATCGTCCACCAATACGCCGAGCAGGTAATGTCGGGCAAGATTGTTGCTGGCCCGCACGTCCGCAACCAGTGCAAGCGGCACTTGGCCGACTTAACGCGCGACGGCATTTACTTTGATGAGGGCGCGGCTGACCGTGTGATTGATTTTTTTGCCGAAGTCCTGCGTCTAAGTGAAGGTCAGTTTGAAGGCATCCCATTTGACCTTCATATCAGTCAGGCTTTTATTGTTGGCTCACTGTTCGGCTGGAAGCTGCCCGATGGTACGCGCCGCTATCGCCGCGCCTACATTGAAATGGGAAAGGGTAACGGAAAGTCTCCGCTTGCTGGTGGCATTGGCCTTTATGGCATGATGGCCGACGGGGAGGCTGGCGCTCAGATATACGCGGCGGCGGCTAAAAAAGAGCAAGCAATGATTTTGTTCCAAGACGCTGTGAAGATGGTCCGCCAGTCGCCAGTGCTTGAGCCGCGCGTCACGCCGTCGGGCGTCAACCCAGTTTGGAACCTTGCTGACTTGCGTTCAGGCTCTTGTTTTCGCCCTAGCAGCCGCGACAGTGGCAAGTCGGGGTCTGGCCCGCGTCCGCATTTTGCGCTTTGCGATGAGGTCCACGAACACCCAGACAGAAATATCATGGAAATGCTTGAGCGTGGCTTCAAGTTCCGCCGCCAGCCTTTAATGCTGATGATAACAAACAGCGGGTCTGACCGCAACAGCGTCTGCTGGGAAGAACACGAACACGCTTGCAAAGTGGCTGCTGGCGACGCGGAAGACGACACAACCTTTCCGTATGTTTGCGCCTTGGATGAGGGCGACGACCCGCTCAATGATCCAACGTGCTGGGTTAAGGTGAACCCGATGCTGGGCGTCATCCTAAAAGAAAGTTATTTGCAGGGCGTTGTCGATCAGGCCAAAGCTATCTCTGGCAAAATGAATAGCATTTTGCGCCTACACTTTTGCGTCTGGACCGACGCGGAGGCGGCATGGATCAGTCGCGCCGCGTGGGAAGCCTGCGAAGACCCAAAGATGACCTTGGAAGACTTTGAGGGCCAGCCATGCTTTATCGGGCTTGATCTGTCGGCCACCAAAGACATGACTGGCGTTGCTTATGTCTTTCCGGACGGTAAGGATGAGGACGGCAGGCCCAAGTTTGCGCTTTGCGCGCGTGGGTACACCCCAAAGGACACTTTGTCGCAACGAGAACTGACGGATAGAGCGCCCTATACTGTATGGGAGCGCGACGGCTGGCTGATTGCACCCGCTGGCAAAGTGATCCGATACGACCACCTTGCGCATGATCTAGTGAACGCCGCGCAGCGTTTTGACGTCCAAGCAGTCTCCTATGATAAGTGGCTTATCAAAACATTTGAAAACGCGTTGGATGAAACGGGCGCAACCTTGCCGTTGATTGAGCATCCGCAAGGAACGAATCAACGCAAAGACAGCCCGCTATGGATGCCGCAATCTGTAAGCCAGTTTGAAGACTTAATTCTGGAAGGTCGGCTGCGCATCGAGGTCAACCCCGCTCTGCGCTCTGCGGTGGCATCCGCGTGCTTCTGGACATCACCTGCTGGCCTTCGCAGGTTTGAAAAACAGCGCGCCACTGGGCGGATCGACATTGCACTCGCAGCCACGATGGCAATCGGCGCAGCGATAAACGGAGACGCTGGCATCGTAGCGGCATCGCCGTGGGACGACCCTAGTTTCAGCATGGTTTCCTGATGGCTTGTCGCGTTCCGTTTCTTATGTTATTGTAGGCAAAACTATAGAGCGGTATGTTGATGGGCCTCTTTGATCGGCTAAGAAAACCAGAAGCGCGAAACCTTGAAGACCCGTCAGCGCCTGTCTCGGCGTCTGATTTCCTTCAGGTTATGGGCTGGGGTGATATGTCGTCTTCGGCAGGCATCACAGTCAACACTGACACCGCGCTTGGCGTCCCCGCTGTATGGGCTGCGGTCAACTTTTTGAGCGGAACGCTTGCGGGCTTGCCGCTGCATGTTTACCGCAAGAATGATGACGGCAGTCGCGAACGCGTCAAAGGCCCGTTGCAGTCTATCCTGCATGACGTTGCTAATGAAAGCATGTCATCATTCGAG